GTAGCCTCGGCCAGAGCACCACCTGGGTCAGCTTCAACCAGTGCATCAAAGGCCGCTTGCTCGGCTTGGGTTTCCAGGGCCATTTGACGGGACTCTTGCCGATCAAGAAAACCCTTTAATGTCCTGGCCGCTTGTTCTCTATTGGCATCAATAGCACCTGTGGCTTGTTGCATAAATTGAGCCTGTCGTTTGACTTCATTTTCTGCTAACCTGGCCGCTTCGACTGCCGTTTTTGCTGCCTCTTGGTTTACATCAGTAGGAGTTTTAATTGACTTTTTCAAAGCTTCCTGGGCGAGCTTAACAACTACGCCAGCGTCATCCAAAGCTTTTTTGAAATTATCGCTTGCCTGATTTAATGCTTCAATCGGACCCTTTCCCAAAAGGGCTTCAAACTCTTTAGCCTCGGCACCTTCAAAACGTTCTTTGGCAATTTCCTGTTGAAATTTTTCAAATGCTAAAAGTGCGCGTTTTTGTTTGTCCTTACTTGATTGTAATTCTAATAAATCAATTTGTTGTTGATCTTTAAAAGCACGATTTGATTCTTTTCCCTTTCCCCTCACTGCTTCGTTTAATCTTTCTAAGCCTTTGATTCCTTCTTTTTCAATATTTTCAAATGCTTCAGCCAAAAGCTTTGCTTGCTCTTGTGCATTTTCGTCAAATGCGCCACCTGTAATTGTTCCAGTTGTTTTAGCTAACCTTTCATTTATTCCTACTACTTCCTTTAATTCTTTTTGTATTTCTTCTACAGTTTTTCCAGCGCGAATTAACCCTTTAACATATTCCTCGGCTTCCATTGTGGCTTTTTTAAGTGTAGGTTGATCCTTTTTCTCTATATTGTCCAATTCTTTACTTAACAATCTTGTTTCCCTAGCCAATAATCTAGTTTGTGCTTGTGCTCCAAGTATCGCATCTACATTATTGGAAAAATCCAAGGCCCTTTTGACAACAAATCCAACTGCGGCAATGGCTCCCAATACAACAGCTAAGGGAAGCAATGCAATGCCAAGCGCCAAGGCTGAAGCACCAGCTGCTTTCAAACTTACCGCCAGGCTACCAAGTGAAATCCCTCTGGTTACTAGAAGGGCAGCATTTAAAGCTTTAACATTTGGAATTAAAGTTGCAAAACCACCGGCTGCAAAACCTATTCCTTGAAGTGCAACCCCTACTGCAACCATGGCACCGCCAACTATAACCATACCGGCCGCAACCTTCGCCAAAGTTACAACCAGTGCTTCGTTATCTTTAATGAATCTGCGAAGATCACCCGCCGCATCTTTAAGTGAATTTATAATTTTAATCAGTTCATCATTAAGGGATTCACCAATTGAAATTGCAACCCCTTCAATTGCTGACTTTGCTTTTCTGGCAGCGCCGCCTAAATTATCGTCCATTATTTTTGCAGTTCTCGCTGCCGTACCGGCTGCATCATCTAAAAGGTCATTAAATTCTTTAAATGAAGCACCAGCCTTTGCCAATTTAATAGCAGCTGCCGATGCACGACCAAAAATAGTTTCAAAAATATTTAATCTTTGAGCTGACCCTAAATCCTCTGTTGTCTTTCCAAGCTCTCCAAGTATTTCATTCATCGGACGAAGATTGCCCAAGGCATCTGTTGTGGAAATTTCCAAGTCTTTAAATATTTTTTGAACTGGAGATTTAGATAAATTTTTGAATGCTCTGGCAAGCGCGGTTCCTGCAACGGTCCCCTTTAAACCATTGTTTGCAAGAATAGCCAGGGAAGTTGCAGTTTGCTCCAATGTTTCGCCCGCTTCATTTGCTAGAGGCGCAACAAATTTTAAGGCTTCTCCTAAATCTTCTAATACTTGCGCGGAACCGTTCGCCGTTGCTGTAAGAACATCGGCAACCCTAGTTGTTTCCGAGGCTTCCAAACCAAACCCGCGCAAAGCTGCCGCTGCAATTTCGGCAGCTTGACCTAAATCCGTGGCTGTAGCCCTAGCTAAATTAAGTACATTTGGGATAGCGTCAAGGATTTGTGCGGTATTAAAACCCGCGCGTCCTAAGGCAGTCATCCCTTCTGCAGCTTGAATTGCCGTGAAGGACGTTTCACGGCCCAATTGCTTAGACTTTTCAGTTAATTTTTCTAATTCTTCACCCGTGGCTCCTGATACAGCGCCAACCTTCGCCATTTCATCAGCGAAGTTGGCGAAGGTAATTGCCGAGGCTGCAAAAGGTGCAGAAAGTGCCACACCAAAACCAGCAAGCTTGGCACCAATATTTGAGACAGTAGCCCCAAACCTTTGCAAGTTTGCTTGTGCGCGTTTTAACCCTGTCGTTAATTTCTTTTCGTCAATAAATAACTCGACAAAAGCGCGACCGGCTCTAATTGCACCACCTGCTACCATAATTTTTTCCTTATACCCTTACACTTGCCCGCCAAACACTATCTAAAACTTTTATATTTTTATCGAAAGCTGGTTTCATGTATGGCCTTGGCTTCATTATTTTTCCGTTAAAAATTGGAAGCGATGATTTTATTGCGCCGCCTTCCTCTAAAACTCTTGGTGCATCTGTTTTAGCTCCCGCCGGAATGGGCCCAATGACAACGCCTTTTCGTTTTGGATCATAATTAAAGAAAATTAATTTCTTTAATAACCCAACAATTACTCTTGGGGGATCGCCTGGTTTTGAAGGTGCAAAAGGTCTTTTAGGTCTTGGAATTTCACCTTGCTTAAACAACCTTTCCCTAACTTCAAAAGCTACCAATTCATCTTTAGATAGTTCATTTTTCTTTTTTCGTCTTGCCTTCCTCATTGACTTGCGTGCATCCCTACGAACAAATGCACCAAACTTCGAAAATACATCTTTTTCCGTTGCGCTTAATCCTTTAAAAACAGCTTTAGGATTAAAAAAAAGAGATTTAACTTTAAATAAACTATCACCCTTTCCAGATGAAGGTTGTGTCCTACCTATTTGAACATTTTTAAAAAATCCCATTATTTATATTTCATCCCCATAAAAATTTGTTTTAAATCTTTCATTGGCACTGTCATATCAACTGGTTTCTTTTTGGTTTTTTTATAATAAGGATTAAAATCCTTTGGCCTATAAAGCCGTGGGTGTTTTTTCTTATCCCTATTAACATTTCCATACATGGAAATCATGATAGACCAAGGGCCCCAATAAAGTGCACCTTTGGCCTCAGCCATATGGTGAAGGTCTGCAAGGGAAAAGGGGCCAGGATCGACGCCAATTATTCCGGCGAGTTCGTTAATAGTTCGCCATGTTTCTCGAACAATATGTTTATCGCTCGGTCTACTGCGTTGTGATCTATTTCCTTTAGCATCTCTGTCGCCTTTGCCTCTACTTTCTTCGTTATCATTTCCCTGATCGCTATCGCCCGCCTCAGAAGTTCCTTGCGGGCGCCGGGGAAAAAATCAACGAGGGCCTCCAAGAAAGCCCCCGTTGCATTTTCTATGACATCCCCTCCCATTGCTTCACCAAATTCCGTGTCAGATATATCTTTGGCATCGGCGGCAGGTTTGCAAATGCAATAAATCACATCTACAAGCAAAACAGGATCAAGGGCCATACGGTCAATTAAACTATTTTTGTCTAACAAACATTCAAGCAAATCAACTGTTATCAGTGTCCTTACTCTCTTGATTGTCGCTGTCGAGATTGTCAGATCCCAATCCCTCTTTTTCAAGTCCTGAAATTTCGGCATCGTCTTTTTTCCTCCGCTTAGTTTTAGTTTTTGTTTCTCCAACCTTTTTTTTGCAAGTTGGACAAATAGTCCACTTTGATTCTTCGGTTGCTAAAATGGTATAATCCCGATTACAGTATGAACAAACAACCGGGACATAAAAAGTTGACTTTTCTCCGATTCCCATAATTACCTTTCCGAAAGAAATTGACCCTAAAAATAAAAATTTTTAAGGTACAACTTTCCATTCAGGTGGATTACCCGACACCCCTCGGCCTGGCCTGATAGACACATCCAACCGCAAGGCATCCTCTAATTCCTCGTTTCGGGTAAAGTTTGAAATTTCCATTTCAGCCCTTAATCCCTGATTGCCTGTTGTAGTGTCATTCCCGTCAAGTACCCAAAAATCAATTTGAGTACTTGCAAGAAAGGCGTCCTTAATTGCAATAAAATCCAAATCGGTATTATCCCAAATCATTTCAAAATCGACCGTACCGTCTGCCAAGATTACAGCAATTTGCCTAAACTTGTTTGTCGCTCCGCCTCTGGTTGTGACGTCTACGTCTGACTTCTCCAATCCCAAAGTTAAATTTGTAATATTTGGTATTTCATTCCATACCGGAGTTGCAAAGGTTCCAGTGTTACGATATAACTTTGCATCAATTCCCAAAACAATAGCCATTTTTTTTCCTCCAAATTCACCGATACAATCGGTAGGTTAAAGACAAAACTGAAGTAAAAACCCTTAATTGTTCCATGTGGTCAACATCGTAAGCCGTGCGCGTTGTCGCTATCCATCCCGCATTTGCCGGCGCTATTAATTTTCTTCTAATCCGATTACGCAAAAACAAATCAATTTCGTCAACCAAATCCATTAAGGGATTAACGGCGGCCAAATTGTCTGCGACTCTATCCTGTATAGCTACATCAATTAAAGCGTCATCCCTCGCTTGTTCTCTTGTTTGTATGGTTGTATCCATTCCCCTTGGGACAACCGTGACCTTTAAAGCTGCTAAAGTTTCTAAAGTAAAGTCTGGAACAAAAAGCCTTACCGCTGTTACTACCGGCGTAAAGGTTCCAGTATTTATTAAATTCTTCACGGCGTCTGCAACTTCAACAAGTCTATTGGCCATTATTTTTTATTACCATTTATCATTGTGTATACAATGAGAATAAAAACTGACACTGCGAATATGTATAAAAAAACCATAAGCAACCATTATCTGCCGTTTTTCCTTATTATCTCTTTGAGGTCATCCTTCAAAACTTTTAAATCAGCTTTTTGTTCTAACCTAATAGTTTCTAAATCCTTTTTTTGCTCTAACATAATTTCTTTAAAATTTTCATTGCATTGTATTCTTGTTTCTTTGATTTCTTGTGCATTTATAATTACAATTTTTTCAATTGCATCGGCTCTTTTATTGGCCACTTCTTCAATTTTATCGGCTCTTTTATTGGCCGCTTTTTCAATTAAGTCGGCCTTAACATTTGTTGCAAAAGCAGTGTTCATGTGAACCCAAACAACCCAAAGCAAACTGCCAACAACTGTTACTAAAAATGTAATTACTTCCCATTGTGGAATAGGCTTCTTTACGAAATTTGTAATCGTATCTTTCTTTATTCCCACTTTATTCCTTATTAAAAAAAAATAATGTCCATTGAAAAATAGAATTAATTATGCCTTTTTTGTTCCCATTGCGTCGAACCAGTCTGCGCCGTTAGAGTAATAGACTTTTTTATCGACACTATGCCAAAAATGATCCCCAGGACTACGGCTTGAAGCCACTGGCATTTTTGTGTTATCGAAAACCTTGGAATCACTCAAAGCGACTGGCTCTGGCCTATTCCTGAAATCTATAAGTTCCTGAACCGACTCTGCAACTTTCTCTGTGGCAACTCCTGGTTGCAATCTTTTAAATACGCCAATAATATTATTTGACTGATCTCTTTTAACGTATCCCATTAATCATTCCTCCCTCTTGGATCAATCCAACCTAAGTCTGCTACCCTGAAATCCGTGCTGGCAATTGTGCCTCTGGCTCGAATTTGAGCCGAAGAATTAATTCTCAATTCCATTCTTAAACCAATACCGCCGGAATTTGTTGCTTTCATACATTTTGTTTGTATATATTAAAAATACCTCTTAAATCTGTTTCACCAGTTGGCAAATCTGTCGTATAGGTTACGGCAGTTGTGCCAAGATCTGAAACGTCAACAGAAAGTGGAGGATCATCCAAAAGAAATTCATCACCTTGCTGTGTGTAGCCTTGTATGTTTGACGCACTGTCCGTTATGACTTTTCCGATTTTTCTTTTCTTGTCATAGTTCGCGGGCATTGTCGGAGAACTTGCAGTCTGTTCTTTTGATAATGTACATGTGATAAGTTGTATCTGCCGCAACTGCACCTGTATCCAAACCTCCTTGATTTGTTCCCACAACAAAAGTTGCGTCAATTTGTTTTATAAGCGCTGAAGCAAGGACTATATCCTCTGAATCCGCATCGTCCCTGGCTTCACCAACGGAAATGTCAATATCATGATCTGCATCTGATCCATTGTTTGCGGTTCCTAAGCCAACCAAGTAACTTCTTGGTAAATCTGCGGAAGCACCAGTTACAACAACTGCTTTCCCACTTGCTAAGGCATAAGCAAGACACCGCCAATCGCCAGCTGCATATTCAACAAAAGTAAATTCATCGCCAGCGGCAGTTGTAATATTTGCGCCACCAGGCAAAATTAAATCTGTTGCGTTATGCGTCAGTGTTAAAATTGCGTCAAAATGCAAAGTTACAATTGTTCCAACTTGTTTTGTGGTAATTGACGTAATTGTAGTTGTGCCGGTAACGTCAAAATAATTACCGTCATTACCCAAAACTAAAGCTGTTGCGCTTGCTATGTCAGCGCCTTTTTGATTTGCTTGCGTATGAATCAAAATTTTCTCCCTTAACTCATTTAAAGCGCAGTCATTTCAACATAATAAACATCAGTTGAATTTTTATGGAAAAAGAATACTCTGCCTCCAGTTCCAACAATTACCCCATGTGTGTCATTTGCTTTACCAGAAACATCCGTATCAATTGGCGTTGCCCCTGCCGCTGCCACAACATCTTTGGAAATTAATGCTGCACCAAATGCTGGCGCTGCCGCTACACCACCACCAAGTAAAGGTGCTTCATCTGCGCCAAGGGCAAGTTCTGCCATCTCGCCTGCGCCATTTGAATGATGAAATTTCCAGTTGTTTGCGGAATGATCTGTAACGCTTGTCATTCCATGCAATCTCGTATGATTTGTCAAACCCGTATCAAGCCAAACAAGACCATCGCCATCAAATACCCATTGACGATCTGATGAATTATCATTTCTGTATTCTGCCTCTACTGGAACCGTCCCAGCATCATACGTTACTAAGTCTCCAGTTGTGCCACCAGCAATTGAAAGAACTTTATAAATCTTGTCATCAGTTGTATTAACTACAAGATCATTAACTGCAAGCGCTGGATCAGTTGTTTGTGGTGCAATTGGCGTTGTGTCGCCAACTGTCGCTGCCGTATGATCTGGTACAAATGAATGAACAGTCCCACGGAAAAGCCCAGCACTTCCAGTTCCACCTTGCGGACTCGTTGAAGAAACAAATCCTATTCCCAATCCAGACATAAAAACCCCCTATAATGAAGCAAAAGCAACATGTAAAGATTGAGTCCCAGAAACAGATTTCACAAAAACTTCGTCAAGATTTTTTGCCGGAAGCGCCTGAGAACCATTTGGTGCAAGTGACATATTTTGCAACTCTGAATCACCCCATAAAATATCATCAGTATTTGCGGCATCTGCTTGAAGTTGAATTTGATCCACTCTGTTGTCACCTAACTTTACTGGTGTTCCTGTCACGCTTAAATCAAAATGTTGAGGCATACTAACCCCCTTTACAAGAGTAAATTCATCTGCGCCCATATCCCAAGGATCGCGACTAGTGTCCGCGTCCCTGTTAAATCCATCAATGTCTATCTCTACTCCAGCCGGAGTTGATCCTAAATCCACGCCTGTATTAATAGCATTAGCCCCTAGTTTTTTATGAAGATCTTCGCTGCCAGCTGTGATACTGACAAATTGTTTTGCAGAGGTTTTATTATTTAGAGAATTAGAACCTGACGCCGTTGTGTCTGACGCCAAGTTGAAATCCATGGTTGCGTTGACAGGAGATGCAGGACTGTAACACACCTTGCTTCCACTTGTTGTTCCACTGGGATCGGTGCATATATTATTTTTGGCTATGCGATCAGCAGTATCGGCAAAACTAATACACCTAGCATCGTTACTCGCACCCGCATTGTTTGATTGGATGTTGTGTACTGTGTTGTTGAAGATGTCTACTCTTGATGATGCTGATATTCCAATAGCCTGATTTGATGTTCCATTATCATGATCAAGGTCATAAATAATATTATTTAATATATCCATTCCATCTGCTGCGGAAGCACCAGAAATACCTGTTATTGTTGCTGTCCCGGTGTTCATCATGCCATGAACAAGATTGTTTTTAATTACGGAAGCATCAGCGGCGGCGGATCCTTTAAATCCAAACAGTACATTTCCAGAAGTCCTTGTAACTTCTATCCATTCTATGGTACATACTCTCGCAACGTCTATTACGTTTCCGCTTGTGACTGTGACTACAACACCAGTTCCGGCTGTGCCGTCGTGACGTTCTGCTACCGGAGCAGTCAACTTGACGGAATCTGGGGTTGCGTCGTTTATGGTAAGACTAGCTGTGAAATCAGAATCCTTAAATGCTTCACCCACTGCATCGTTGCCAGCACCACCAGCAGCACCACTAAGATCTGCTTCCCACAGAACCATCGTTGAATAGTCTCTACCGTCAGTTCCAATCGAGCTAGTAATTACGGTCAATGTAACATACTCCTTATTTTGCTACGACTATATCAATTCTCGTATGTTCGCCCTTAGTTCTCAAGTCCACGCTAACGGTACTGTCCAAAACATTGGTCTGAGTTAGTTCTGAAATTAAAATAATATCTTTCCAAGAAACCATATTCTTTCTTTTTTTAAGTAAAACTGGGTTCTCTGGATCTGTTAGATCCATTAAAGGTTCCGCAAGACTTTCAGCCTCAGTATCATCGAAATCGTTTACCAAAAGGGACAGATGAGACTTCAGGTCCTGTGCTCCCGAAGGCCAAAGCTTAAACTGTAAGTCAGCTCTAACGTTCTCCGTTTTCGTTTCTATAGCATCCCACACTTGACTAATATTCGATGCTGATACATCCGTTTTGCCTCCATACCATATTTCCTTTCCCGGCTCCCCAAACACTGGAATCCCTCTTGCGTTAGTCTCACGCATTGTCCGAATACTTCTTTTAACAAACAACGGAATATCCATATACTGCGTCTTGTTTTTATCAAATGAATTCTGGAATGGAATATTAGACGTTATTTCTATTGATTGATTATCCGATAGCTGAGTGATTCGCAACGTCTCTTTTCCAAGCCGTTCGTATTTGAACTGGTGCACGGTTTGTAAATAATCTTTCGCCAAAGATGCGTTGGGAACTAACCCCGCACCGTTTAGCTTAAATCGTCTGCCTGTCTCTAATCGTTTAAAGCAAATATGCTGAGCATGAACACATCGAATTCGATTGTCATTGAAGGCGCAGACAATATCCCCGTCTTTATAAGCCTCTGGATTTACTGAAGCATCACCAACTTTTAAAAATATCTCAGCCATTATCTTAATCCCTAAACTCTCAAAATTTCTTTAGTATGAATCCTGAAAACAGTTCCAAATCTATCTGACTCACGAAATTCTTTTTCATCTGCAAGTTTTAAAACCTCGTAAGTTACTGTTTTTCCATTTACGGTTCTTTCTATCTTATCACCAGTTAGTGGAGTAATTTTGACAGCTAAAATAATAAGATCATCCACTTTGATTAAAAAATCATTCATGCGGATTTGAATTTGAATGCCTTGTTCTGTTAATGTATCCGCTTCCGTTTCCGCAATACCAGCGCTAACGCTGACAGAATTAACGCCGCGTTTGTACGTAACAGTTTCGGAAGCGTGTGTTATTAATTGATCCAGAAACCAGGCGGTTCCTGTTTCCATAAGGTTCGGCATTTATTGACCTTTAAAAAGGGGCTGGCCACCAAGACAAAGCCAGCCCCAGGGGGAATTGGTTATCCTCAATTACTTATTGTCAATAACGCCTGCTTGCTCTAACTGATCGATAATTAGGCCAATTGCTGTACGCGACTCGGCGTCAACGGTTCCACCACCTGAAGGATCGGCAATAGTAACGCCTTTACTTAGCGCGTTTAAATCAACAATCCCGGTTGCATCAGTTGTAAGCGTAGCTTCACGAGCAGAACCAAGCCAAAAATCGGCGGCTGCCGTTTGTGGGGTTTTGGTTGCTGCACCACTACCAGCAACACCGCCCACCGGGTTACCGTCATCATCCCACCAAATATCGTCGCCCTTAACCCAAGCCTCTGCTTTCTGTACCACCTTAACCAAGCCTCTGACCTGAATGGCGCCTAGAGCACCGACTGCAATGTCATTATTGGCGAACGCAGCGCGATTCCCTTCCTCAAAAGGTTGACCGGCGACAATAGCCGAACCCGAAGGGGTAAAATCTTCAACTACTTGCTTTTCAGCAAAATTTTGAATCTGATTGACTTCAGCCATGTTAAACTCCTAAAAAATAATTTTCAGAAAAAAACTGCAAGCCTGGACCCAAATAGGTCCAGGCTGAAAAATTTGGTTTAGGCTTCACCCTTCATCTTAACCATGCCTCTGAAATCTTGTTCCCTGATACCAATATCAAAGAAAATTCTCCAAACCATTCCCAGGGTGGAAGGAACAGCGTCAAAGCGTTCTATAGTTGGCGTCCTTGCACCGCGAAGGAACCCAACTTCAAAGGTATCCACAATGTTGGGATCACCAAAGAGATACCAAGCCTTGGAACTATTTCCCGTTATGGTCGAATTTGACAACCAAGGGGAAACAATCACGGTTAAATTTTCATCCAAGATTGGATTGAAAGTAGGAATGCGTTCCTTGTCTGTCGAACCTACAGCAAAAACAGTTGAACTTCTTGTCAACTCTTTGGCCGTAAAATTCAAAGCAGTAGGAACCAAAAGGAACCTGGCATTTACAGAAATTGGTTGACCGTCTGCGTCAACTTGGTCAAGCAATAATTGCAATGCTTGGTCCATTGCATCCCCATCCAGTGCCGTTGCGACGCCAGCAACAAAATTGTTATTACCTGCAGAAAATAGTGCATTGGCACCACCAGCGGGGAATATGTTGTTTGCCAGCAACCTTTCATAAAACAATTTGTCAATCTTTTGCGCGGCGCGGGCACCCAAGGCTGCCGGAATCTGAAGGAAAGCGCCAAGATCATCATTGATAATCATTGTGCGTGTCAACTCAAAACGTTTGCCAAAAGTCTCAAGTTGATTGGTTGCCTTTTCCTCGGAAACCGTACCGTGCTTGATTTCTCCATCTGGCCCGACCTTGGCAATATCGCCAATGTCATTAAGGCGAAATCTTTCATGCTCTTTGAAATCAGCCAAATCACCAGTGCTCGACAAAATTGTAGCCGTAATATTTTGAAGATTGTAATTCTTAAGCATTCGCTTATTTGCTACATTACCAAGAATACCAGGTACACTTGAGGTCGATGCGGCTGCCTGAATAATTTCACCTTCAGACATATTGTTAGTATCAACACCGTCAAGATGTAAACCAGCTTTCATGACTTCCTTTATGGACAAGTTGCGAGTTTTGCTTGCAGCTTCAACCTGAGCCTCGCCATATTCTTTAACCAACTCTTTGTCATTATTTGCAATCCCTGCTCGCATATACAAACCAGCTTCCAAAATTTCCTTACCTGGCGCGTCTTTGGAACCAGAACGCGGATTTACATTTGGCCGAGTTTCACGCAATGCAACAATTAACTTTGCATTGGTTGCTTCAACGGTCCAGCCACCAGACTCTGCCTCGGCCTGAATTTCGTCAAAGTCACCGCCACAAGCTTCGCGGATCGCTGCAATGCGTTCACGTTCTGTCTTTGTTGCTTTTTGTGCAGCAAGATCGGCGGCAGCTTGCACATCAACCGGCGCTGGATCTTTCTTTGGCTCTGGCGCTGGATCTTTCTTTGGCTCTGGTTTTGGCGCTTTTGCTGCTTTGATTCCTGCCTCGTATGCAGCCCTCAAAGCCTTTAATTGCTTTTCATCTGTTACATCTTTAAAACCGTTAGCCTCTAGCCATTTTTCAAAATTCATCTCATACCCCTCCTGATAATCGGCCATGGAGGCCGCGACGTTTGCCGATGTATCTGCATCAGCACCGGCAGGAACAAAAGAAACTTCACGTAAAAAAGAACCCCGAACTACTAGTATCGGACCCTCGAATTTTTGACCATTAACTTCAACTGAGGCTCCGCCCTCTACTTCCTCTAATCTTAAAATGTCAGCACCCATTGACGATTGATAAGGAAAACCATTTGCAGAATTTGCTTGAATTTCTTTTGCAGCTTCACCCGTTCCAGAAACTACACCACTGACAGCCAAAATGTTTTCTGTAATTGAAGCCGAACCATGGCCCACAACTTTAGATTGATCGTGTAGGGTCAAGGTAGGAAGTTTTCCGGCTGCCGGTAATTCCATTCCTTCCAAGTCAAGGACAAGGCGGGAAGCGAACGGCTGCTTGATTTCGACCCCCGTATAAGCAACCATATTAAAATTCTTTAGCTTCCCGCCAGGCTTCGCCCCTTCCCTAGTGCCGCTATCGCCTTTCCCATCCTGCCCTTTAGTTTTTTTATCTTCCTCTGAATCATGCTTGTCAGCTTTAATGTCTGGGATAGATTCAGTGACTAAACCACCCCGGTGATAAATTGTTTTTCCAATTAAATCGCCGTAATAACGTCTTGGCATGGCTCTAGCCTTTCCTGAATCTTCAAAGATTGAATTACAAACGGCGTTTCTTTGCGAAGGGTCTGGGAAATCTTTAACTGATTGCTCATCCCCCATACACCTAGAAATAAATTTCTTTCTTGTTTCTCCTGCACTTGGTTTTGGCAATGGCACATTATGCCCTTTTCAGTCTCAAAGTAGGCTTAGACTTGGCGCCTACACCAGCCCTATCCCCATTGTCAACCATTTCAAGTTCCTGCAGCAAGTCTTGTTCACGTTTGATTTGCTGGAAGGCGTCTTGCCAATCTTTTCCGCGTCTGGCGTAAACATCTGCGTAGGTCTGAGAAAAGTTTTTCAAATCAATATCTTGGGCCTTGGCCTCACGTTGCGGGTCAACATGTTCAAAACCATCAAAAAACCAGGTCCGCTTTAAAGACTCGCGTGGGATTCGCCCAACTACATTACCGAGGCGAGCAACCTCAAAGAACCAGGAATTAAAGATAGGATTAAGTGCAACATGTGATAAGGAAGATTGCTCCACTTTAATTCCTTTAAAGTATGTTTGATGATCCAACCGGCCAGAAGCATAGTTGTAACCAGATGAATTTGCAGCGGCTATGTTAAAGGGCATGTCTATGACGCGGGCGATTTCATTTAATATTTCACCTTTAAATTCCGCATATTGCGTTGTAGGCTGTTCGGATTTCATTTGACCCATTGTCCAACCGGCGGGCATAACGGTGGCCATGTTGCGGGCTATGTCTACTTCCTCAAATGGCTCTGCGCTGGCGTCGATGTCATCTGGATTTAAATTAGAATGTTCGGTTGAAATCACATAAGAATTATTTGCCGCTGTCTCTGCCGATGAAATCGTAGCCAGCGTATAGCGGCGCAATTGCGCAAACAAAGGAAGGGCGGCGGTTATTTCGGGGATCCCCCGATTTTGACCAGGGCGTAATTTCTTGAAAAGATGAATTACAAAACGAGCGTCAATCCTATCAAACTGACTTGGATCAAATCCAAAAATATCACTACCAGGATGACTTTTTAAAACATCATAAGAAACAGGATTGCCAAATTCATCAAATGTAATTCCATCTAAAAAAAGCGGATCAGTTTGAATTGACATAAAATCAGGATTAGCCACCTGTTCGGCTTCAATCACTGCAATGTCAAGAGTAACGGGATTTCTTGTTTTAGGGTTGTTACGAAGAATCAAAAATACTTCACCCGACTCAGCCTGGGATTGTCTAGCAAGCAAAAGCTTTTCCGGTAAACGTATTGCATTTGACCAACGCAAAAAAGCGGCTTCAGTACGCCGATTAAAATTTTCATCTGAAGTTTGCATTTGAAGGCGTGGGCCTGTACCTACAATATCCTTTGCAAATGTATTTATAATACCCCGCGCGTAAGTATTATTTGCAACCTCATAACGCGAACGGTCCCGCAACTTTTGGCGTTTAAAGGTATTTGTTGCGGCATTTGCGTCCAGGGCATCGGCATTTTTCCAATGATTTACATTATTAGCAGTGTCTTTTGTTACATCAATAGAAGCACGAACAGAAGCACGACCCCTGCGAAACGTCCTTGATTTAGAACGAGTAGTTTTTGGTTTCCAAACTCCCATTTCTATTGACTCCCTGGAGGTCTGATTTTAAATTGTGCAACACCTAGACCGCGTTTTGCTTTTACGGCTTGATCTTTTAAATATTCATCAGCCTTGATTAATTCATCAATGGGCTTGGCCTCAGCCTCATTACCGTCAACCTTCATGCGTCTAGGATTGGAAATAGCTGCACGGATTGCAGCTTCCTCGGCGGTATCTGCCATGCCCAAAACCTATACAATTAAAGTTGATAACCAAGAAAAAACCGGAAAAATCGTGTTTGTGTTACAGATGTGTAACTTTTGAGGAAAAAAACTTATTTTTCGGCAGGCTGTTCGCGGGTAGTTATGCGTTTGCCACAATTACGGCAAGCCCTGCAACGGGCTATTCCCCCGCGCCTGGGCCTTGTCCAAACAACTTCAAAATGCCGGCAATGACAATTGGTGCAAATGATTCCAATGATTTCTTTTTCTTCTTTTTCTTCCTCGGTCATTTACCTAACTTTCTATTACGCTGCATAGCTGCAAAGCTAGTTTTTCCTTTCCTTGCAGCTTTAGGCTTGGATTGTACGCCAACTGTTTTGGCGCCTTCCATGTTAGCAGCCACTGTCGCGCCTACAAGGCAATCAAACCAGTGATTGTCGCGATGCTCTGGATTCTCTTTCCATTCTTCCACTGTGCGCCCCCGGCCTTCGGTTACTATTCTATACTCGGCTGTAAGATGATGTGAAAAAAGTAAATGTATTTTTGAATCTTTACCAAAAAAAGTAAGACCGCCTTTATCACCAAGGGCAACAGCCAAACGGGAATAAACAAATGATTTCCAATAATTGGTATCATAAACGATATGCCTAATCATTCTTTTACCCAAGGTGGAAGGTAGGCGCCAATTATGCCCTATGCGTTCCCCTGCTTTACGCTTGTGCGCTGAAAAAGGCTGTGAAGATGCAGTAACCCCGACGCCATGCGATGGCAAAAGGATTGCAGCCAAATCAGATTGTTTACAAAACTGGTAAACAACATCCGTACTTACTGACCAGTTAGCGTCAATTAAAATTCTGTTTAGCCTTACTTCAATTCCATCCTCTCTAATAAAATCCTTTTTCATTATCTCTGCTTCAAGCGTTGTCAATGCTGAATATATGGAAGCTTCAACGCCGGCGCCCGGTACTTTGGATTCCATTGTGATACGAGCATCCTTCAAGGTAAAATAATCCCTGGCTTGATCTGGATAAGTTCCATAATCAACCACGTACCCGGTAAAATCTTCTTTCCAAGCAACAATCACATAATACAAAAGCCTTTTTTGTACGTCGATAAACATAGTCAAGTAATCAGTGTTTAATGGAACAACCCGCCGAGGATTGCCATTAAACTTTTCAGATATAGTTTCAGCGTCAAGCGCATCAACACCAAGCGCCCCCTCTGAAAGCGGTTCGTTTTGGTACTCAGACCAAAAGGCAATTTCGTTTCTTATCCGCAAATTCATTGCACTTTGGATAGCTGAAATTTCATCATGATTATATCTTTCCTTCCAGGCTACAATAGAACCCCTGTCCATTTCTTCTCGATTGTTTTCATAAAATCTATTCGCATATTCAAGGCCATCCCCGCGCCTATGACCATCATTCAGAATGGTTGCATAATCTTCCATCCAAAGTTTTTCATTGTCTGGAAATTTATAAACCATCTTCATGCGTTCGCCCTGCCATTCCGGGTTCTTTTCATTGTCTAAAATTTGGTCAGCCATATCGCCAGGTCGGATAACAGTGCAAGGCAAAACACCAGAAATCTTTTTTCCTGGCCCGGCCAGGTTAAGTATAGCGCCATTAAGAACTCGCATCCGTGCATCTACTTGAGTAAGCGACTTTGCGCTTTCATCTGTTTGAGGATCGTCAATAATAACTAAATCTGGTCGAACGTTTTCACCATCATGAGTTTTGTATTTCATTCCGCGAATACGTGCAGTTATGCCTTTGACTTTAATGACGGCGCCAGAAGATATTGACCCTTCAATTGTTGGCAATATACATTCACTAGCTGACCAACCTATTGAAGTCCTTCTACCTTCACAAAGTTGACCATTAGCCCTGTGCGCTATACCTTCAAGAGCCCTAATAGGCTTACAGACTTCGGGAAAATCTTCATATAATTTTTCGTTTATTTCAAACTCAGTTTTAATTGAATCCAGAATTTCCAATACGGCGGGTTTATCCGAACCAATTAAAGCAATAAATTTTCTATGACCATAAATCAGCGCCCATTTGCAAGCCACTTCGCAAAGTGAGGTCTTGCCTGACCCACGAGGCATGGCCATTGCGAAAAGGGCACCTGTCAAAACAGCCCTTTCTATTTTATCAATAACTTTTAAATGATCTTTCGACCAAGGGATTGGGAAAACATCGGGAAAGTAAGTGTTGCAGAAAAAACGAAAATCGCCGCTACCGTCTAACCTTCTTTGTAAGTTTTTAGGCGGTGGAATCTTACCAATATCACGACCTATTTTAGCGCGGTTGGCGGCACGGCGAGATTGCTTGTCTTTGTAATCGTCATAATTATCTTCGTTTGGGTCGAATTGGTAAACCAAATTACTCCTTATAATTTTTAATTCTTCTTTTATCTTCCCATCTTTTTGTAATAGCACCATCCAATAAATGTAAAACGTGACTTTCTAAATCAAATTCATTCGGATCTTCATAAAATGTTGCAATCCGCCATGCATGATAATCCGGATAACCAGTACCACCACAAAAAAAACATTTCTCTACAAAATATAGTCCTACAACAGTTCCTTGTCTATGACACATTGGGCAGTCACGTATTTTCATTTTATTTAATTCTCTTTAATTCATTTCCAACTTTTTCAAGAATATCAAAAAAACATTCCTGAAAATCAAAATGACTTTTTGTTTTTAAATTCCTGCATTGACCGCGCCAAGAACTATCCTTTCTTTCACTAATGTTTATTTCCCCCAAAGGGCAACGATCCAAATCGTAAATAGAAGAATTATTTATTAGATGAACTGACCGAGAAATGTCTTTGCCACGTAAATCTGAAGAATCAAAAGTAATTTTTATGTTGTGCCATTTTATATAAATTGAATATCTTAACTTTAAAATTGAAACCCCTTTGTATGATTCATCAAGTATAGCCACTATTTCTCCTTTCAAAAATGGCCAGCACCAACAGGGGTTTATGGGCACGGCCCAAGTCCACGATCCATTACCGCTGGCCAAAGATTCATTCCTGTATATTTTTAATTACTTCTAAAATATCTTTTCCAAGTTCACGGTCACTTGTCAAACGAGAATAATGAAGCAACGCTTCCCGCGCGGCTGGATCATTAAAACTTAAAATGATTTTGTTTGGCGGTAGCTCTGGATATTTGTCGCTTTGGAATTGGCCTTTGTTGTTTATGTGGTGTCCCATTTTATTCCTTTATTAATCCATGTAAAAAATAGTTTCAGGAATATACAATTCACCATACGCGCCATCCTTAGCATTCATGCAAATTGATTGTTCGTAACCATCAATTTTAGAAGCAGGATTAATGATTTTCGCTTTATGTACTTCTATTAAAAATGGATCACCATACACTACAGTAATTTTATCTTCTATCTCAACCCTTTCATTTTCTACGCAAAAATTACAAACAATTTTCGGGTGTTCTTTCTTTATTAAATCGCCGTAATAACAAAATTCTTCACAAGAGGCCAGTTCACATATATTTTTCTTTGCATAATGTAATTTACAAATTTCACATTTTATGCCATGAACATTTTTAGTGATTGGTGGCTCTTTATATATTTTTTCACCACCACTCAACTTCTTGATAGGAAATCCTTCATGTGCGATAAATCTTATATCATCCCACCAAATCATATCTGAGCGTTTTTTATGCGGCTGTTTAATAATGCAAAAATCTTCTTCAATTTGTTTTAGTTTTCCCACAAATACCTCATCATCTTCATTGACAATAATCAATTCATCGTCAATTTTAAAATTCTTATGAAATGTTGTCCATAAATTTATCATTTCACTTCTCCCCACCAAAAACAATTCTATCCCTGACTGACCAAATAAAGTTACGCCATTGCCACCATGTCGTATAATGAACTTTATTGTCCTTAACTGCCGTATAAGTGGAGCTTAACTTTCTAGGTATAAAATTATGTAAATACATTTTTTCTCCTTTTCTTTTTAAAAGTGGCCCCCGGCAATAAGGATCTATGGGCGCGACCCAAATCCTCAATTTATTGCGGAGGGCCTAAGATTCTTAAAATGAGGTTGTTATCGTACAACCCAAAAAACGAACAGGCGCGGATTTAGTCTTAGCTACTCTGGCCAACACGGCCAGGATCATACAAGGGAGCCCTGTTACACCCTACGCGAATCAGGGATGAGCCTCTACTTTTTCCAAATTGCATACCTCGCAAGAATTCCAAATTAATTTCCCAGATTTGATAGCCCGCCTTACCGCATCTCTTGCCCGATCCTTAGTTTTATCTTTTTTCCTCTTGGCGTTATATCTCGCCTTTCCTCCCATTCCGATTCGGCGACAATATGATTGCCATTTATCAGCGCATTCCTTGGAACAAACCTTGCCCTTACCGCGCTTAATTTCCCTAACTAGTGGGCGAAATTCTTCTAAACACATAAGGCAAGAACTGTCTATTCTTGGTCCTTTTTCCATTGTCCTTCTCCATTGTCATATCGCCACCTCGCCACTGGCTAAAAATCTAAAAAGCCCCCTGAGCCGAGCCACAACCCGGCTAACTGAGAATAGTATCCGCTAGTAATCCCAGACTTAGGCAGAGGCTCTCTGAGCACGAAGCTTCGTTCGCTACTCTCAATGTACGGCTCTGCCAAGCCGCAAGGGGCAAAATCAATCATACAATTAATCCGTTTCAAAAATTTTGATTCCAGTAACATTGAAAATTTTTAATTTCAAAGCATCACAAAACGTATCTGTATCAAATGAGATTTCAACTTTACTTTTTGAAATTCTCCTGCCTCTGGCTCTCATCTTTATTGATTTGTCAATCCATGTAAACAGTACAAGAAGTTCATCGTCGGTTGCACCATACCTTTTTGTGACTTGTAAGAGTAGGCCAATCTTGTCAATCAGTTTTTTTGCAGTAAATTTATTTTTTGCCATTAAGCGCTTTCCCCTGTCTGAGGTCATGGACGATTTTAATGTGGCCCCGCTTGGCATCTTCCCATTTTGAATAATGCTTGTAGTGAATGTCTTGGCCATGGTTCCTTGAGAAATCATAAATAATAGTTTCAAAAAGTA